CACTTTTACTACCTTTGGATTGCTATTAGCAAACTCCAGAGCTTCACTCTTATTGACAAAGAACACATCTATGACAGGCATTTTGCCATGAGAAGCCACCTTGCCCACCACAGCTGTGCCTGTGTCCACTGCTTGCACCAGACCCACATTAGGTATGATGACCTCTTTGTTGTACGGTATGATTCTTGGGTCTACGGCTATGGAGTCACCCTGTTTCAATGTATATCCAGTGGAGCTACGCATTCTTCTGCTATCAGCATCTGTACCTGAACCTCTAGCCCAATACACAGTGAGACGCACAGTTAATATCTTCAACTCCTTGCTGCCTGTTTTGGGTATGAGTGTATCTTTGTAACTGATGCCATCATTCTTGATGCTAATAGTTTTTGCAGCAAGTTTTTCTTGTGCTCTTGGCATTGCTTTTAGCTCTTTCTTGAGTTCAGTAATATTCCTGGGCCCTGGTATGAATGAACCGGTGCTCAGTTTTAATGATGTTAGTAGAAGCGTTAAGCATGTTAACGCAACTATTTTGTTGTTTTTATTTGTGGTTTTCATAAAAAGAACGCGGCAACAATGGCGGCGTTAAGACTGAAAGAATTGCTGTGTTATTTATGGGTTTCCCATGGGAAAACCACCCATGTGTCGTCCAAATGCTCAAATCCATAATGATCTGGTTTGTATAATTCATTTTTCTTATAAACTAGACTAATGGAAATCACATTCAAGTGCAACATATTTTCTTTTAAATTTAGCAGTGTTTTACCTGTATCACATATATCATCAATGAGATAGATAACGTCTTTATTTTGCAATAGTTCCATGGGTGGGAACTGGTATATCTGATCCTGCTTTCTTTCTTCACCCTCATAGCTCTTTATGCCCACAGTGCAAAATAATGAAGGATTTTTCATGTGTGACATCAATACTGCTGGTACCAATCCACCACGACTAATGCCTATGATGGCTGAATTAACTTTATCTGCATCTAAAGTTTCACGATGAATTTTTGATGTCAATTCATGCACATCATCCCAACTCAAATGCAGTCTATCAGGCATCCCAACATGATAACTGGCACTATCAAAATTTCAAGGTTTTTTCTTCAATAACACATCAGCAACTACTAACCATTCATTCAAATGCTTGCTAAGAGTGACTGTTGTTTGCAGAAGGTCAGCTGCCACCTTGCCCTTGGCCTTCTTGCTCCGTTCATACACATCCAACACAAAGTCAGCAGTGATCTTAGTCTTTGTCTTGCCTGTAGACATGGACTATAATCAAGCAATCTTACTTGCTTTGATCTTTCTTAAAATCTCTGTGTATTGTTTGAGTAAATTATTAAGTTCTGGTGAAGTGAACAATTCATAGTACACATGCTCCATGCTGCCAAGATCCTCAGAATCTGCTGCACCAGCAAGAGTGCTGAGCTTATCTTTTATCTTGTCTCTCAATTGTTGAAATGTCATAGTGCCAACACCACTGATATGTGTTTTGTGATTGCCTTCTTCACCTTCAGCGGGAGCATATTGGTAGCTGGTAGAAAAGGCAGCTGTATTATTAACATTAACACTTTCACTCCAGCGATCTATCTTTGGCTGCCAAAAATTACTCATACATTATTTATTCATATCAATCACTGTCTTATAAAGATAAGCAAGACTGGGGTAGGTGGACCAGGTTAAAAACGGGAAATACCCAGGTAAATCAAACATTGCATAAAAAATAACACCCACAACAAGTGATCCCCAGAATGAACAGCATATGTAGCAGCCAAATAATTTCCCAAAAAATGGTGATTTATACAGCAATGCTGTCTCAAAGTCATCATTTGAGTTGATGTTTTTGCTGATAAAAATCTGACCCATAGTTGTTCTCATTGGACTGTAGAACCATATCAATAGTGCTGTGAGAGTTGTGCATAATCCAGTGAGGTAGTATTCAATCATTTTTGTGCTCTGTGTTGTTTGTTAATATTTCTCATGAATTTAATTAATTTACTTTTACTAAATTTTTCCAATTGCAAATTATCTTTATCAAAACAATGTCCGCCCCATCCTCTCTTGCCATCTCTACCAGGTACTTGTGTATGTGAAGACCCTATGCGCTCATCCAATACCAAGAGTTCGACCAATCTCTCATATGATACTGGTATGTTTAACTTCTTATGAATATTATATAGCTCATTAAAGAACGTAATCTTATAAGATAAGAATCCGTTTTCAGCATACTTCACAAACGCTGCAGTCTTGATGTCTGTAAATTCTATGTGCTTCAAGAGTCTCAATCTAGGTTTTAGTATTTTAGATAGAATAATGCATGCTGAATGCTGTCCCCCAAATATGGCAAATTTTTGTGACTGGAAGTCGCGGATGTTTGAATGATGGGACAAATATTCAGGACTATGAATTACATGTATATTATTGTATCTCTTTTCTGCACACTCATAGAATGCGGGAGTGGCTGTTGACTTGCAACATACAATAGTTCCTTTTTTCATGTGCTTGTTGAGCAGCTCAAGTATACCATCAAGAGTTTTGAAGCTATTAGTTGCAGGTGTATCTACGCAAACGAATACTGCGTCAAAGCTAATTTGCGAAACACAGGCAATTGATATGTTGTTGATACGTGGATCAATAATAACCTTTTCCGCTTTGCTGAAAACTGAAGATACTGCAGACCCAACATAGCCATGGCCAATAATTAACACTTTCATGATCTAATTATTTTTATGTATTTATCGCGAATTTTTATACGCTCACACTCCTTGCATTGTGCAGAAATATTATTAATTTCCTCTGCAAAGGTCTGTCGAAGTGTTTCACCGTTTTTAATAGAGCCCGGGCATGGCTTAGATAAGTCAAAAAACTGTAATACTGTTGACACATCCATACTGCAATTTTAGTATAACTTGTTGTAAAATCAAGAAATTAAGCTAAATTAACAGTTAAGCTTATGAATACGGCATTACTTTTTGCACTAAATGACAACTTCATTCTTAGTATGAAAGTGTTTTTACTGAGCTTAATTGAAACTAATCCCTGGTTTCAAGGAGATATCTTGCTGCTGTCTGATGGTAATCTTTCTGATGAAAATATAAGATCGGTCAAATTACTATACAAGCATATCAAAGTATTGCAGCCTAAGAAAAATGACTATGCGGGGTGCAAGCCTACTACAGAGCAATGGGGGTATAATCTCTTCTATAGGTTTGATGTTTTCGAAATGGGTGACCTGGGATACGATAGAATTATAATTATGGACTCTGACATGGTTGTACTCAAGGACATATCAGAGTTGTTTAATTATGATTACGATTTTGGATCTTGTAAAAAGCATTTAGGCATTCCTGAAATAGGCCCTAATGATCCCAAGGTTAGGGACAGAGAGCGTTTCAATTGCGGGTTAATGTCAATATCCAAAAATATTCTCAGACCGTATTATAAGGATAAGCTAATACGAATAGCGTCACGGCAGAGCTGGTCAAGCGATCAACCTGTCTTTAATATTTGCTTTGAAGATACTGTAGAATATCTTCCACAAGAATTTAATGTGGTGAGTTCAATAGCTACAGAGAAAATGCTTCAGAGTGCAAATATCATACAGTATCATGGATTCACTAAGCCATGGCATTCAGATGACCTCGAAAAATGCTTTGAGCCATTTGTATTTGATGAATTGAGCAAAGTAGCTGTTGATACAAGTAAAGACGCGGAAAATCTTAAAAGAATTTTTGATTCGTATGCTAAGCAATGTGCCTGAGACACATAAAAGCTTCTGCAAATTCCGAATTACATTCCATGCCTCTGAATCTTGCAAGAGTTTCCAGACCTTTTGCTGATCTGGGATGGGGTTCTTTCATTAATTCACCTGTGTAACATAAGAGTGAATTTACCTTGTTGCGGAATTCTTTATCTGACAGTTTAATATAGTAATTTGGTACAAACATGTTATGGGGTATTTTTAATGATTGATCAGTGGAGCTCGCTATCTCACCTACTAAAAATTTCTTGACCTTTAATCCACCCCATACACGTATGAGTCTAGATACACAATCATATGTTATCTGATGATCTTGGTGATTGTCGCCCCAGAACGTAGTATAAACAATTGAAGGTTCTAGCTCATATAGGGCAGTCTCTAGTGCACGGAAAAGTATTAAAGGATTATCAGATATAGTGTCCTCGGGTATGTGCAAGTATCTTATATCGTGATATTTTAAAACATCTTTGGCTGTCTTGGTACACTCTAGCTGATGCTCAGATCTCTGATCATTGGGTGCAGCACTACGCGCAAAAATTACTGTGACATTATCTCCTGCTTGAATATGTTTTTGCATAGCTCCTGCAAACCCAATAGCCTCATCATCACCATGAGGAACTACTATGACAACTCTCTCCATTGATTTATTATATGTGATAATTGCAGATACTCAACTGCACGTTTTGTACGTTTTGTTGTTTGCTCAAGAAATACTTTGATAGTTTTCCTAGTAAAATATTTACATATGATCTCCCATTTAGTGTTGTTAATGCTTGTACAATATAGGGATCAAATTGATCTGCTATATTCTCGCTGTACCAAGGTTTCTTGTGTCCAATATATTGTAAATTTGGCATCATATTCTTCAAGGTATCATGTCCAACTTCATCAGTACATAAATTATATTGCTTAGGAAGCCAGGTAACCTTTTCCTTAAAAAAAGTATTTAGAATGGGTTCATTGCCAACCCATTTTTTTGATAGAACTCTCTCATCCACTGGTGGCTCTTGTTTGAGCAGATCAATTAAGCCATCTCTAGTTGTGAAATTCAAGAATGGCTTCCCTATAACCATAAGCCCGGCATCAAAACCTATTCTACCTTCAAATTGAAGCATGCGTGTAGCTGGTCTTGGAACAGCACCAAAATTAATATTAGATAAAATTAAAGATGTCATATCAACATTAAACACAATATCACAATCAAAAAATATTATTTTTTCGTATTCATTCAATAAAAATACATCAAATCGATAGCCGCAGTTGTATGTCCATGTACGATGCTCTGTATCATATGTAACATCTGGGTAATCTGCTGCATGTACATGTTTGAAAATTGTACGGGGGTATAGCTGTCTTATCTTTTCTTTATTATCCTCGCTGAGTGTGCCCCATTCAAGAATAACAATATCATAATTAAAGTTTACTGTCGTTGCAATTAATGTCGAAACTGCAACCATATAGCCTGGTACAAAATTATCATCCAAGGTTGTTACAAAGGCAGCATTCATAGTAGCTTATGCTTCTTCAATAAATTATAAAATAATGTTGTTGGTATAGGTTTATTAAAATTTCTTTTTATGGAATAATCCCATTGACCTGTGGATGTTGCTTCATTGCACCAATGTAGCGCATATTTTGGTTGTAATTCTTTTTTACAAAAAACACCGATACTGAGCATCTGTCTTATGTCTTCAATGTTATCATTTCCAAACCAATCAATTGGTGCAAGGTATTGCTCAAGGGAATGCTTCTTGACACAATCTCTCAATATTTCCACTGGCTTGACCCATCTGTCATTGTCTTTGTCTATGTGCTTCTCTGTTAATGCTATGCAATCATTAAGAAACGGTGCATTCTTGGGTGTCTTTATTATATTACCTACTATCTCCACCTTGTTGTGCGGGCGTATTACATACTCACTGTTGCTAATAGCAGCAAACGATTGCAGACAGGTAACATCCATGTCACAATACCATCCACCCACAGCTCTTAACAGATAGTATCTAAAGAGATCGGAGAAGCCACCATAACTACCTGCTCTGCAATCTCCACGACCTTCATAAGAAAAAATTCTGGATGATGGTAGAATCTCATTTGCATCTCTCTCAAGGGTACCTTCAGGTATGCCTGCACAATCCATATCATACAACCATACCACTGGCTGATGGCCGTTATCAAGAAAGGACTTTAGAGTGAGTTGTTCAAGCTTACCTAATTTGTCTCCAATCCATAAAAAATTAATTTCCATATGCAAACCATGGTAGGGGATAGAGTATGTCAGGCCATAAATTAATAACTTCTTTTATATTGTGGCAATCATTGAGAAGGTCTCCGTTAATATTTTCAATTACTTCCTTGTATTGATGGCTTTGTGCTAGATATTCTTGCTTCTCCACATCACTCAAGTCTGTAGTGTTTTCCAGTAACTGCTTTAGTATATTCTCTATGTATATCAAAGCATTTTCTTTCTGCTTTTGTATTTCATGATACCAGAGCACTTTAACTGCATTAAGAATGTTAATATCTTCATTCTTAATAATGCTGTTTGTAGTGCCAATTTGTCGTAGACCAGGTAATATGTACTGATCACTATCCTTGACAATAAAAAATTTATTAATTGCATCTTGCTTAATTTTATTGCTAATTATTTCGGCAGATTCACTCTGCGGAGGCAGTTCCAGGAATCTAACCAAATAGCTTGCATTGATTAGATTTTTATCCGATTTATGCACAACACCCATTGATTCTATAACATAAGAAATAAACCGTGTGCGTTCTTGACTAATAAAATTCTCAATATTCTCTACGTAACTTTTGTCCTGCATGAGAAAATCTTTACCAAATGTTTGCGCAAGTCCTACATCCTTTGTTAAATCATCCAGATAAACATTTGGTGGTAGATGCTGATACTCCAGTACATCAATACTAAGAGTACTAATATCTACTGCTTTGTCACTAATTACATCTACAAAATCTGCAGCGACTTGAGATACACCAAACCGAGTGGCATGCTTCGAGCTACAAACTATAACAAATTTTTTTAAAGAGTTTTCCGAAAAGAAAATCTTAATCACCACCCCGCGGTCAAGCAGAGTGGTGGTCAGCGCCAACAGTGACCCATTGTGCATATTATGGTCGCCAGAATCGCATTTCCAATGAAACCCGTGTCACATCACTATTGAAATTGAACCCACCACCATGAATAACATAAGGGGTAAATACCATGACTTGATTAAACTTAGGGTTTGGAGTTATTAGATTAAGACCATGCACAGAGTCTACAATTGCTGGGTTTGTAAATTTGACACCGTTAACAAATACTTGGCCGAACGTTCTAACTGTGTCCTTCTCTGACCACAAGTGGCTGCCTGGTATAATTGGTAATGCTGAATTCTCATTGCTACCTGCTAATGGATAATACAAGTTTACTGCTTTCTTGCCTTCATCACCACCACGATCAAGATGATTGTCTCTGTGTGGAGGATTGTTGTCTTTGAATTTCTGGGGCCTAACAATTCTCACCCAGAAACAACTCGACGTTATAGTTTTTCCTTCACCACAATTGAAGGTTTTTCTGCCTACAACCTTACAATTGCATATTTGACTGATACGTTCTTCTATACGCTCCAAAGACACAGGCAATCTATTATATGGAATGCCACCAGTACCATCACCCCCTGCACGAATTTGATCAACAACCTGCATGTGCGTTTCATCATTAACAAATTCATGATACTTCTCCAGTGTAAATCCCTCTGAAGGGATATTAAGCTCGTCCATGCTGTTCTTTATGCCAGTTTGTGCAGCTTGTTTGATAGATTCATTTTCTTCTGGAGTTAAGAAGTCTTGAACTGTGTACCCTGTCTGCATCCAATCTGCTTCAAAACTAGGTGGCATATCTTGATTGAATAACACCACATCTTCGCCAGCCTCAATTCTTTCCGCTGTTACTGGAATCTCAATGGCTCTACCGTTAACAGTAATTTTTGACAGGTATTCAATCATATCTGTATAATTTATCCCCACCTCTTGCACGATCAAGGCTGTATATGGACAGATCAGGGTAATTCTCCATGGGCAAGTCAGGGTATTCCTGTTCACCACATGCCAACAGCCACAGACCACGGGCAGCGTCCATGCCTGTCATATAGTAATTCCACCCGACCATATTAAACTTATCCACATCATATGGCACAGGATTGCGGCCGTTAAATCTCGCTAACCTGAGCCAATCGTAAGCTTCTCTGTCGTCTGTCAGAATCATACCACCCTTACCGATTTTTATATGTTTTTTGATGTGAAAGGAGAGACAGTGGTAACCACCTTGATACATTCCTCTTTTAAATCTTGCGGCTCCATCAAAAACAGGAAGCGGCCTCAACTGATACACACCTGACCAGCTTATATCTTCAAATTGTACTCCATACCCTGCGTGAATAATGGAAGATGGCACAGAGATGTATGTCTTTTTTGGTATAGTAATAGTTTGTGGGTTGTTAATATACTTTAAACATAGAAAGATAGCATTAGTACAGCAATCCACAGCGACTGCATACTTTGAACCAGCGTAGGCGGCGATCTCTGCTTCAAATTGATCTACCACAGTAAATGGAGACGTGTTAGTCATGCACGAGGTTCAATTGTATATCTTTAACGTATATGCCATGCTCTGGGTGCGTTTGAAGCATTTTCATAAAAAGAATAAGTGCTTTTTGGTTTCTCGGATTAATTCGAACAAAACTCTTCTTAAGATTTAATAATTTTATATACTGAGAATATATGCTGTAACTAATCTCAAAGCTTTTGCGTGATATGTTCTTAATGTTTGTCTTGATCGATTTAAAATCATAGTTGTGAGTCAGTGACCCGTCTTTGTTTAGCGCAACAATACCTAAGCGTATATTCTTAAAAAAAATAATTCTATAATCCAAAAATTTCTTAGTAATATTAGTTTTGTGCTGTTCGTATGTAGGTTTCGGTGTATCACGAATTACAGTATTTTCTATACTATACCTCTTGACAAGAAGACTGTAGGTATATTCAACCTCTTCTTTGCATTTTGGATTAATGAGCTTAAAGACTAATTGCATAAAAAATGCTTTGCTATAGCACATATTGCGAGTGCAGTCCATGCATAATTAAAGAGTACGATAGTTGGTTGCAACTTTATTGTACCGCTCCAGATAAGCCCCAAGCTTGACACGATAGCAAATATATATAGCCACCACCACTGATATCCGAACAGCAGACCAGGAATAATAATTAAAAGCTTATTCATAAAGCATAAAAGCTCTACTACATTGGGTTTTGACCAATATGATCTTTGCCGATATTTGCTCAATATCGTAATGCTATCTTTTATATTTTCAAAAATCATTTTAATGATTCCAATACTTCCTTGATTGAAAGGTTGTCTTTGTTCAAAAACTTATAATTACGTATTAATAAGTCTGTGTAATGTGTGTACTCAGAGATTTCATCGCTACATAAATCTGGTAGAGTGCTCGTGTATGGTTTGTCATACCCCATGAGCATGCTGGCCCAGTTCCATTTATTAAATAGCGTCTGACCTCTATCTACCCATTTAGCTTTAAGATTAGCTTTAATAGTATTACTAACTTCTTGTGCAGCAGTACTATTTTTAAATTGCTTCCAATAATCATTATCAGTTCTCTCTGTTAAAAGGTAATGGTATTTTACGAAATTTTTCGTATTTTCTAGAAACTTTATCATTATTGAGTTGTGTGCTCTTGTGCTTCTAATATTCCATTCTTTGTGCTTATTAAAGATTTTTGCAAACAATATTACTGTTACACATGTAACCATAATGCTCGTAGCTTCAAGAGGCTCTATGAAGCTCTGACCAAGACCATTGCTCACAACATTCTTACACGACACCTCTGCCAATCTACCAGCGCTAAATTTAACACTTTTGAGAGGCTCCCAACTCTGGCCTCTAGCCTTCCATAAATTTTTCAATGCTTGAACTGCGTTGTCTTCAGAGATAAAATTATCAGAAAATACGTAACCAGTGCCCACCTGTCCTAGTGTTGGAGTGACCCATGCCCATCCAGCCTCTTGAGCAATTGCTTCAGTAGCAGGCTTGAAAAGTTGTAAATTCTTAATGGGTCCAAATACAGCACTATTGTTAGGTAGTCCTGCATATTCTACCCATTTGGTAAGACTTTTAGTTAAGACATGTTTCATGCCTGAGCAGTCAAAAAATACATCTGCTTCTATTGTCCGTCCATTATCTAATAAAATACTCTTGACACCATCTTCATTATGATTAACCTTAACCACTGTGCTTATGATTTCCTTATATTTGTGAGGAGGTGTATGTTTTTTCAAGCACTTTCCAAATTCAAAAGCATTAACATGGTAACTATAGCCTGGAAATTCGCCTATATTAGATTTGTAGTGTTTATTGTATGGGCTTAGTTTATTCTCCAGCAAAAACTGTTGACAACCGTGTGTTGTGTTGAACCAATCTGTATTATAAGTTGCATCGGTTTTTCTCTTTGTCAGGAAATATTCTACACTACTTATATCTTGTGTAAAGATTTCTTTTCCAAAATGTGTGAGGGGTGTACTAAAGCACTGATGAGGTATTAAATCATCAAAAGAATGGAACCAGCGCGAACCTATCCGGTTAAAGTTTATGAAATCTACACCGTACTTGAAAGTGGCTTTTGAATCTTTCATCCAGGTCCTCTCATCTATACCCACAGTACTAGCAATATACTTCACTGTAGGTGTGGTGCTCTCGCCAACACCAATAATATCTATCTCATCACTATAGACCATAGTTAAATCCAAGTCGGTTGTGGCTGCCAAATATGCAAGTGTTATCCAGCCCGCTGAGCCTCCACCAACTATACAGACTTTAGTCTTTTTCTTTGTGTTCATCTAGATATCTACGCTCAATCTTCTGAATATGGCAGTAGCGCTTAATTTCATGGTATAGTGATAACACTGTCATTATACTATATCTAGGAAAAAGCGATGGAAAGAAGCTATGTACGTAGCTTGCAAGAGCTCCAAGCAGTAGTCTAGTACCATTTATAATACCATGTTTGCAGTGGTATATATAACTCATATTACTCTCAATTAAGTGATCTTTCGTTGACACCATATATATTATTCTATAGTATTTAACTGAAAAATCTACAAATACCAGTGTTCGTATAATTTCATTGCTTCAATTTTCTCTTTTAACCTATTTTTCGGATCTGCATGAGAGTGAAAATTGTAATGGACAAGATAACACGTATCTTTAATTTGGTCTCTCAAATACGGGATTTTCCACAAACTACCATTTGGAAAATCATATACTGAGAGTACCTTAATATTGATTCCTGTTTCTTCAATTAATGCTTTGCTATTAGATATTGTTTGCAAGCTACCCTCCTGCACGCCAATTGGAAACTTTTTATACATTTCCTCGCTAGTATTTTTCTCTAGATATACTAAATTTTTTTCTTTATTATTCTGTGGTAAGTACATTATAGCACCGTTTTTTTCTCCAAATTTTGTTTGTTCAGCCAGCCCCCAATCAGAAACAGCTGTCTTGCCATGGTCTACTGTAATAATTCTATCTTTGACCCGTTTGTGAGTAAAGGCATCAAATCGTCTGTCTGATGCCATGATCATATCATAACCAACAACATCTTGTTCTAATCTTGGAATAAAGTTTTTAAAAAAAATAATATCTGTATCTAGATGTATGAGATTTACTGGGTAGTTCTTATATAAGTGCAGAACACCTCGAGGCTTAAATCTCTTTGCATTCTCTATCCATTGTGCGGCAGTATTGTTTTCAACCTTTGCATCTATAAGCGCACAAGGAATATTTTTAGCCTGTAGTGTGTCGTATGATTTTGTATCTAATGCTATAACAAAGGCTAATTCATGCAAATTAACTCTCCTTAATGACTCATACCAGTTTAAAAGCATTTCTACAAAATCATACGTGGTACTGGTTATTATCACAGTACTCTTGTTTGTTATAAAGGGATCTAAATCCTCTGCACCGCTATCAAACACACTCATTAATATGGGAACAATAGTGACGGTCCTGGAGCTAAGATATCTGGCCAAAATTTTAACAACTCATTTGGAGTTATATAGTTTTCAAGATTTAAATTTGATACTGTATTCTGTAGCTCGCTTTGTATTGAGTCTATCTCTCTCAAAGATTCTTTATCATCAAATTTAGTGGCACTCTCTTGTTCTTCTCTTAACAACTCCAAGGCTTTTTCATAAGTTTGAAAGATGAGCTGCTTCCAATGAATTCTCATGGATTGCATCACTGATTCATTTGCGCTATTAAAATCTGCAAATCTTAACCCTTGTATATTGAACGTCTTAAGACATTCAGTTATCCAATTGTATTCCCTGTCGTGCAACTCAATAAATTCCTGTAACCCCGGGTACAGCATATTGTAGAGCTTAACCCTAATTGAATGAATGTAATTGTATGCACGTGAGGTGTTATTCTCTCGATAGAATGTATTGAACGGCAGATATTGCAGCAGTATGGATCCATCTGTAATGGATACAATATTGGAATGAATTTTTTCTGAATAGCGATTTCTACAGTACTTATGCTCTAGAAATAATAATAATTTTTTTCTATAGGCAGCTAATAGGATATCTTCTCTTCTATAAAAAACGTCTTGCACATTGATACCTAGGCTACGGGCTATGAAGAAATGCTCTGATGTAAGATTAATCGTAGGGTCGTTAGTTGCTAGGGAACTAGCATGATTTTTATTTTTCCTGAAATACTTCATTTCATTTTGATCCACTTGGTACTCAATTTGCTTGATGTCTATTATCTCTTTGCTAAAGTCGCGACCAGTTAATATGCTTCGTCCTTGCAGAAGGTAGTCCTCTTGTATTGGGCCGTGCAGCTGAGTAGTAAATCTTATTTTTATTACATTATCTGTTACAATATTCATATGTTATCAGTTTTGTTATACTTATAACCGTTCAGCGATTTTACAAAATCAATATATTGTCGCTGTATGGTCTTATTTGCAGAAAGAGTATCTATATGGTTGGTAAGTGTTTTGGCAATTGTATCTAGCTGTTCAGCACTTAGAGAGGATAGGCAAAATTCAGGTATCAAAGGTCCCTTGGCATCAATGACTTGTTCCATCTTGCTATCATCTCCTGTCCAAACGCTCGTGTTGTTTGCTTCACCCTCATGAATTCCTTTTATTCTTCCACCAAGCGGCTTGGTGACAGTGTTTATATATAGCGCAATACCATTATCTATACAAAATTTTGCTATTGCTGGCAGTTCTAACACGTTTTGTATGAGTGGGCAAAACGCAATTGTTGATAATCTCTTCATTGCTAAGAACTCAAAAACATTCTTCATGACCAAATTAAAATTTCCGTTCTTGCGTATGAGCTCATATGTGTCTCTCTGGAGAGAATCAAGAGAAACAACCACTCTCATGTTACTCTTGGTAAGGTACTCTCTGACTTTAGGTGACAATATGGACCCGTTAGTTGTTACATATACTGCACAGCTAGGATTATGCTCAAATATTTTATCCCATATCTTATAATATAGGGATGTTAGAAACGGTTCCCCTCCTAAGAAGTTGGCAAGTCTTAGGTGTTTAATGAACGGTACAAGCTCATTCACAAAGTTATCATCATATGGCGATATGATTGGTGGCAGCTTCTCTCTATTTTTTCTGATTGATGAAGACCATTTACCACCACACATTATACATTCAAAATTACAAATGTTACCAAATTCAAACTCCATATTGATAGGCATATCAGATAGAACTGGTTCATATACGTCAAATTTAGTGAATAGTGCATTATTGATGTTGTTTGTAACAACTTGAAATCTGCATTTCTCGCAACCCTTGGGAAATTCCAATCTAGAGAGCTTTTGAATAAATGAATCTCGTTCAGGGTTATTCCAGGCATCCGCTATTGAGGATACCGGGTATGCACCCAATATGAAGTAATTGTTATAGCAACACACTCTTATCTTACCAGTGGTATCAAAGTTTAGGGTTGAGTATGGCGCAATGCAGCAATTCTTACTGTTTTTAAATTTAAAATTTTTAATAGGTTTATTATATTTAAATTCTTCAACCAATTCGTTGTGTACGAAGCCTGCTATTGTCTCGTACGGGAGCTTTTCTGAGATAACTAAATAATCGATAGCCGAAGAAACTGTGTTATTATTTCTTACTCTGGGATTATTGAGTAATTCATATTCCAGCTTTGTTACGAATTCTTCTTTTGTAAAAGCTGTATGTTTTTTAGTGTTTATTTCACTAAAACTACAATATAAATCATCTATTCTTGAATCAGAGATTTGCATATCTTTGTGTTAGCCCATTTCTTGTTTGAATAAAATTTAAAACCCTGTCTATCTGTATTCTTGCGAAGCTTTTAATTGTATCCTTGTCCTCTTCAACAGTAGAGTAATCTGTCCAATCTAATACGACAAATTTATTTTCTGATAATAGAAAATTTTCAAATAGTATTCTATCTTTTAAAAAGTTATTTTTTGAGTGTCTGATATTAGCTGCAATAATTACATCATATTTGCCTAGATCAAGCTCTTGAAATGGTTGATTATATACTGGCAGATCAATATTAAAGAATTTACACATCTGTAGAGAGAGGTTCTGTCTGTATGGGGCTAGATCGCAAGCTTCAATATCAACACCACAAGTTTTTAGAAAAATGGCAATTTGCCCAGTACCACAACCCACTTCAAGTATCCTTTTATCATAAAAATAATTCTTTATTAAAGAAACCAATAGAATCTCTCTATCTGTAAAGATTTCATTATTTTTTAATTTATCATTGTATGTGCCTTCTTGTTCTCCAACCAACACACTCTCCTCATATTGATTGTTAATTTTCTTTAATATTCTGGCTTTAGCAGTAAGTGCTCTTAGGTGTGTGCAAAATTTATCGCTAAACTGCCTTAATTGTATTGCTTCAGATATTAATGCAAGTAGATTCGTCTTGAGCAAGTTGTCACTGTAGCTGTAGCTGTTAATTGCGGCTTGAAGAAATGATAGTTCTTCTATATTGAGCTGACAATTAAATTTCATGATTTATTATATAATCTAATGTGATGTTATCAACCTTCATGTAATTTAGCATTTTGTGGGTAAATGCATTATCAATAAGTAATTTGACATTCGCTTCAGGTAAGATTTTTTGCATTTGTTCAGCAAAGATGGTTCTAAACATTTGTTGCTTCTTTATGCAGTTGTTTCTTATGTCCACACTGTTAAAGGTATCAATATTCTTTAATGCACCTTCAATCGCTTTGTCTAGCTCTGGTCCGTTAGGGTTAACCACAATTGAATTATGCTCGTCATACCATCCCTGTCTCCCTCCAACACTCTTCGTACTAATCACTGGCAATCCACACAGCAGATATTCTGTAGATGCATAACAGGATCCTTCTTTTGTGGATAGAGCTAATCCAACTCTACATTTGTTAAGCTCTTCTACTACCCTATATGTACGAATTTCATTCAAAATACATGCAGGGTTATATCTTTGTAAATTATTAATTGACGTATTGTATGTTATGAAGAGTGTTTTGTATTTCTTGTTAATATCTGCTAGCATATGATGATTTTTCCATTCGGAATTATTGGCATTAATAACCAGGTCATACTCTTTTTCTATCGATATTATATTAAAGATGGATGCATCTAGCCAACAATTTTGATTGCAATATATTGAATTTAATTTGTGTCTCTTATAAAAAAGATCCTCATCAATTGAATTTGCCAGCATTGTAACATTTGTAGTGTATTTTTCCAGCAGCTTATAGTGATTGACACCATCCTTATACCACCACGGTATTAAAAACACATACACCTTTTTATAATGAGATCTAATTTCATTAAAGAGCATTTCAATTTTAGTAAAAAGGATTGCATCATGTATCCAGGTGCTAATAAAAATTGCTATAGTTGTATCAGTTCTATACAGTACTTTTAGGTTTATGAAATTTGGTTTAACAATCATCTATAACACTCTTAGTTTTTCCATTGTAAATGTAAGGCCAAAGTCGTTCCAGAGTCCATGCACAATACCCAACCCCTCTTACATCAGAAATATTTTCATATAGGTGTTTATAGAAATTATGTGAATGAAATGTTATTCTGGATCTTGGTACAATTAATTGACCACCAATATAATAGACAAATTCTGTTTGTTCAATTTTAAATAGCTTTTCATACACTCTTACTACATTTAAATTTAATTCATAGCATGTTTGATCACCTTCTATTCGCTCCACAACACGGGTACCCATCGGCTTGACCCGTGGCATGCCTCTAAAATTCTTTATTTCACTATAAAGATTTTCAATCGGTTCCATGGTTTCCAGAGGTCTGTTGGACAGACAGTTGCCTTCAGAGAAAAATACGTAATCAGGCAAATTGTGGTAATTAGTCACGATGTAGTGCAAGTATGTATGCGCTTCTCTTCCTATGTTGGGTAAATTAATGAAGCGTGAATCTTTACACTCCTGGTCTTTGTTATAGATTGTGTGAGGCACACCTGCATTTACGGCCCAATCTATATTTTCTTTGTATTTTGCTACAACCAGGTGTATGTCCAGTGTACTGTAGTTCACACAGTAATTTATTTAAAAGAAGAGATTATTCTATTAGAGATATGCTAATGTAGTGACGTTAACTGCATCACCCTGGCAAGAATAATTATTTATAACATAGCAGCTATAAGCAGTATTGCCGCAAAATATTGCGGCAGAATCGTATGTTGAAGTGTTGCCTGCAACAGTGGATCGAAGAACGCCTGCAATATAATAAGAATTAGAAGAACCCAGCACACCATTGTAACTGCCTGCATTGCCATTGAGTCTTATTGAAGCTCCATAGCATGCTGCACCGCAACCACCAGTGACAGTATCACAAGGTTGTGGTGGGCGTACTAACCCGATACCTGTCAAGGACGGCTTGGGTGGTGAATAAGTCGTAAATGCTGTTGTTGTTAACGCAACATTATAATTTGACGCAGTGAGATTAAACCCGTCTGCAAAAGTTACTGCTACTGTTCTTGTTGTGGAAGAACTGCAGCTAGTTGAGCCAGGGTTATATGCGTTTGTGTAGATCCTGTTGTACCCATTGTTAGTTGTGAGTGTCAGATTGGCAGGTGTTGACCAAGTGAAGTTAGCAGCTCGGCTCCCAATACGGGACAAAAATCGTGCACCGGTTCCAGTAAAATTAGACGTTACAGTTATAGTTGAGCCATACGCAACAGTTGCCACGCTTGCTGTGGGGGTAGTAATCCCTGTGACAGTGAATTCACTTACCGCAATTGGCGTTGCTGTGCTCCCAGCTATAGTTCCTAAGCTCTTTGGTGTAGCACCTGTTGCAGCCGCCAATGCGTTTATTGAAAGGTTATCGCCAGGGCTAGGCATGATTACTCACCCCGTGCTTGTTCTAGTAATTCAACCTTTTTGCTAAGTTCCTTGATTGCTTCAATCAGCAGTGGGACAATTTTTTCGTATTGAACAGTCAGGTAGTTCTCACCAGACTTACTTGCACCATTTTCATCTGTATCAAACGGTGCAGGTTTAATTACCTCAGGTAATACAGCTTGCACTTCCTGGGCAAGCACACCAACTTTTTGATCATTTTCTGTAAAACCATATTTTTTTGCTACATCATTATGTTTGTATAGTACACCAGAAATTGCATTGACCTTCTCAAGAGCATTGGGTATGATACTCACCACATCTTTGAGTCGTTTATCAGAAGAATAGGCTGTGATATCACCAGTAGCAGTCGTTGCACCAACCACAGCTAGATTGCCATTGGTTGTTAGTGCGGCAATAGATAATGCATACATGGCTGCACCACTAGTTAGAGCGCTCTTCAATTGTGCGGGATTAATACTAGTTATAGTACTGGCACCCGTTGTGATATCAGATGAATTTGCAAAATTAACAGAAATTGTAGCTACGGCCATATAGCTTATTTATGTTGCGAGAGCTATTTTCTACTATAGCTTTATCCTTTTTAGCTTTACATTGTAAAATTTAAAGATATCTATAGCGCCTGCATCTCTTTGGTAATCATCCATATAGCAAACCAGGGGAATCTCCCAACTACAAATTAGTCGAGCACAGTCAGAACAGGGCAACAAAGTACATGCTAAAAGACGTGCTTCACCTCTTTTGAATAAGCTTAATATATTTTGTTCTGCATGAATAATATATGGACGTCTACCATCCCTATTTTGCCAGAAGGAATCTGATATTTTCTTTCCAGATACTAACCCATTATAAGCAACACCAAGGACTCTGTTATTATATCCTAACGCACAAGCACCTACCCTATTATAAGGGTCTTCACTTCTACTGGATGCAGACTGTGCGAGAAGGAGCGCGTATTCTTCCCATGTTTTCCTAGTGTTCATTACTCAAACAATTGATAAGATCTTCCTCGAGATATGGTACATTTATGATCTGCCATTTACCGCTAAAGCTTGTATAATCTTCAGGCTTCTCTCTTTCATACCAAAAAATCTTTAATCTCATCGGCTCCAACCCGGTCATAAGTTTATACAAATAAGCGTACATGCTCAATTGCAAAGAATATGTAAAGTATTCCGAACAAGGATATTTTTTAAGTGGGCCAAGAAGAGAATCACCAAACGGTGAAGCATATCTTACCTTTTTATTAGTTTTAAAATCATAAACATTAAACGTTTTTTTATCTGCATTATGTACAATAATATCTGAAGTGCCTGCAACACCAAGATCGCGGTTGTATACTAATTTCTCAAAAAAAGAATCTTTTTTACTAAAATTAATATTAAGAGCCTTGAAGCTGCTTAAGATGACACTACAGTCTTTATCTGATTCTTCACCTGTCTTGTGAAATATTTCTAGGGCTTTGTGCACCTTGGTTCCAAAAATTTTACTACTTTCCCTCTTTTCATGCCATTCCTCCAATATGAACTCCACAGACACACCTTCGCGCCTGGCTATTTTTTCTGCCATTACCTGTTGGTCAAAAGGTTTTTTGAATTGTTCAATCCATCGTGTCACGCTACAATACTTGAACTTGTCGTCTGGGTCTGTATAGGTATGTGCCTCTGCATTGAATACGGGTGATTTTTTAGATTTACTTTTTACCACAAATTGAGTATAGCTTCAGCTAGCTGTACTTCAAGTTTTTTGATATACACAAGTATTTGTTTTTGGCATCACTGTAGCATGCACGAGCTTGTATCCACGTTTACACATGCCTATATCTAGCGTTGGAAACCATTCTTGGTCCACATTCACCAGAATACTATTACGAATTTTGTCCTCGTAGATGTGTGTAGAGAATTCTTCACAGAATCCTCTTGCGGATGTCTGCATGTTCTTCATGCATATATTTATTCTAGATCTTCATCATCTTCTGATTCAACATCAAAAGGGTTTTCAACTAAAAAGAAAACATTATTTTCATAACAAGCATTCTTTATTCCAGTGCAAAATATATGGAACTGTTCAGAAGATAAATACAAAATACCAGATTCCTTTGAATCAACAATTACCTTCACGTGATACGACCCATTATTGCTCTGATCTACAACAAGCAGGTGAACGTTATTCATTAATTCGCTTCATTACTATTCAATTGTATCTACTTTATTTATTCTTTGTAATTAATTTTTTAATTAAGATTCAAAAATAAAGCCTTTTTCCAAATTGTACACTTCATTATTGCGGCTGTCCTTGATGCTAATAATATCTTCTCTATATTGATGATATTTATTAGTAGCCAACTTGTGTGCTTCCCATTGGTCCCATGCTGTGATTTTAATGTTTCTACTTTTATCAGTAGCATGTATGCTCTTTATAACGGCGGTAAACTTTTCCATTTGTATATAATAGCATATGCTATAGATAAAATCAACATAAAAGGTAAATATAGTTAAATGTATCTATGAGAATTAATATTATAGGTTGTGGACTCTCAGGAATAACTGCCGCTGTTTTGCTAAAAAAACGTGGCCACCATGTAGAGATATTTGAGAGCAAGAATCATATTGGTGGCAATTGTTATGATAGTAATGTATGTGGCACCATGGTACATAATTATGGTCCACATATCTTTCACACTAATGATGAAGAGGTATATAGATTTGTATCTGAGTATACGGAATTTCTGCCATTTGAGTATAAGCCATATGCAGATTCTCGCTTAGGCATGGTGTCACTGCCATACAGCCAGAAGACAATCTTACAACTTGGTCGAGAACTCTCTCAAGAAGAAATCATTGAATATTTTTTTAGAGAGTATTCAGAGAAGCAATGGGGAGTACCATTTAAGGACATTCCCACTTCAATTATCAACAGAGTGCCGCGGCTTCCTCAACATGAAGACCCCACTTGGTATGGCAATCAGAAGTATCAATGTATACCAAAATATGGTTATACAGAGATGATGAAAAATATGCTGGATGGTATAACTGTGCACACCAGTATTGAGACAAATGAATGGAGAAGATATGATGCAGATCTTACGATTTACACAGGCAAAGTTGATGAATACTTTGATTATTGTGCAGGTCGGCTGCCCTACAGATCATTGCGCTTTGAACACACGGTAACAGGTGATCGGCAATTTAATGTTGTTATCAATCAAACAAACTCATTTAATAAGTTTACCCGAATTTATGATCATGGCTTTTTTACATATAATCACAAAGGGTTGACAGTTATAACAAAAGAATTTCCCCTACAACATGATGAAACTAATTTACCTTTCTACCCCATACCTTTTGGTGAAGGCATGTCTCTCTACAATAATGTATACAAGCAAATGGCTGAAAATGAAAGTAATGTGTTGTTTCTCGGAAGACTGGCCACTTACAAGTATTTGGATATGTGGATGGCAATAAAGCAGGCAATAATTCGGACAAACAACATAATCTAGTAAAACAATTTGATTTCTTGGTGATCTCTGTCTATACTAAAGTAGTGAGAAATGTTCTGATCATTAATGGTGCCATAGGTGGCCGAACAGGTAACACTGCCATGCTTCTTAAAAAAATCAAGCGCATGTTATTGAGGCATTCAACTGTGGATATTGATATTAAAGTAAAAATCATACATCTAAGTCCTTCATTCAGCTGGAATAGTGTGAAGCGGAGCATCAAGAAATCAGATTGTTTGATCTTTTCAACTGGCACATACTGGGACAGCTGGGGATCACCCATGCAGCAGCTCTTTGAAAAAATGACTGTGTTGGAGGGTTCCAAGTATCTCGTAGGCAAACCAGCATGTGCCATTGTGACCATGCACTCAGTGGGAGGCAAAGAGGTGTGTTCTCGTATGTTAGGCAATCTCGTTAGTCTGGGTTGCATGGTGCCACCATTTGCAGGGTTTGCTTATTCATATGCAGATCACATTGCTCACAAATCCAGAACTTCTGGCAAGAGATTGCTTGATGATGTGTGGCATATTCAGGATCTGGAGACTTTGCTAAGCAACTTGCTCAAGGCTACGAACACAGTGAAGCCAGATTACCAGGTGTGGAATTTTCTTGATACTTCCGCTTTTGATCCAACCACAGTGTGGTTAAGATAAATATTCTTAGACTATTCTAGGTGAATATAATTTTTTCAAAGCCTGCACACGTTTGGCTCAGGAGATATGGCGTTTGCTATAAATCTCTCAAAAAAGTATTAATTTATCTATGCTATAAAGAAGGTTACCCTTCTAATAAGACTTTGCACATACACATTCGCTCCAATGGGGTGAATAGTGAGTTTGATATTTGTAGAAATGAAATCAACGTTGGTGTTGATATTAAGACATCCAATAAGTCCTCCAGAACACGCAGAATGATACGAAACTTATTGCATGAGCTGCGACATTTCATACAATATAAAATTAAGCATATGGAATTTAAGTTTTCATATTCTTACCGAGACATGATGAATTTGAGTGACCGGTACTGGTATGCACCAGAAGAAATTGATGCACGTAGATATGAGATACGCAAACTAAGATTTGTAATGCGCCGGTTGAAACGAATTAAGCCGCTGGCGTAACACCAGGTGCTTCAGCTGCAGCGGCTTCTGGTGGCACAGCTCCAGCACCTGTCACAGGTGCACCACTCTCAGGTGCAGGTTCTGCAGCACTAGGTGCTGGTCCAAAAGCAGGTGGAGTGGAGCCTGTCACACCTGCACCACCAATTTCTGCTCCTGCTTCATTGCCCATGGGGGCTGCAGAAGCCAATGCATTTTCTTTCCAATTGGGCCCGCCAGATTTAATTTGCTCCAATTCCCAACCGAACGCCATGTCCTTGCGCATGAACTCTCTATTTGCCAACACCTCAATATCATTCCAATCCATGTATTTCTTAAGAGCATATGTTTTGCTAATGGTATCAGAAGACTGCACAATGTCAGAAAACGTTTTGGTCTTGATCTCTTGTTTTTGCGCTTCTCTCATTTCAAAGAAGTTCACAGGCACGTTAAACTCTATGTTGATATGATTTTCTTTAAGATCATATTTGTCCCAAAGGTTCTTCAATTTGAGGTGGGTAATGAATCCATTTTTAAGTCCTTCAGAGAATTGTTGCTGCATACGAATGATGAATTTTGCAAATTTTAACTCCTCTCGCAAGATATTCATGTCATCCTTGTATCCGGTGTCTGCGTTCAACCGAGAAACAGGTACTTTGAGACTCTTATAGAGTTTCTTTAAGAAATATAGCATCTCTTCCAGGCCCCAAGCAGAATTTGCACCTTCCAGTTGCTTCACATCTGTGCCCTCAGATCCTTGTCTCTTTGCAAACCAGAAATTATCAAGAATACTCTGTGGGTTGTATTTCTTTACAGCAGTACCACCTTGTTGTGAATCAAAGGTTTTTGAGGACCAATACTGATTCATTAACTTCTTCAAATAAGCTTCTGCTTTGGGTGCCGGCATGTTGCCCACATCCACATTGAATACCAGGCGTTGTGGTGCTCTTGCAAGTCTATATATGACTACTGCATCTTCTAATAAACTGATCTGACGGTATGCTCTACGGGCATTCTCTAGGAAAGGTAATCTGATGGTCTTGTTCTCATTCCATATGCCAGAATTGATGTAGGTTACTTGATTCTTGTCAAGTGGTACCAGCTTGTAATCCAGAATTTTAGTTGGATTGGTTTTGTCAAACACAGGCTTGCGTAAAAGGAAGCCTTTAATCATCATGTTTTGTACATTGCCGAAAATAGGGTCAACAAATTCATTGGGTATGGTTACAATGCCGAGGATGCCCTCTTCTTCATAACTTTTATGAATAATATGTTCAAAATAAATTTCACCATCCACAAGCAGAGTACGAAAATATTCCCAACCTTTGTGGGCGAGATCAAAGTAGTTTACATATTTCTGAAATTCCTTCTGTAGGGTATCTTTGTCTTTGTCGTCAATATCAAGCTCTGGGAACTCGAGCTTGACAACCTTGCCCTGTACATCCCTGTTGATGGATTCATCACATATTTCATCCAATGCATCTGCTATCTCAGAGAATGATGCCATGGTGCGATAGTCGCGTAACCGAGAGATTTTGTCGTGCTGTATGTTTGCATACATGTATTGTGTGAAGTTGTTGTCCAGTCCAATTATACCAGACGGATCAAGACTGTTGTAATCTGTGTTGCTGCTGATGCTCTGTCTTGCAAGAGCCTCTGTTCTCTTGCTCCCTGTGTCCTGGAAGACCTTGTATTTCGGGTTGAGCTTACTGATTGTATCAATGGCTGTGTAGCTCTGGTATGGCAGACGTGAATTAACATAATTCATTAGCGACCGGCCAAATGTTGATTCACGGCCACTTTCTGCATTTCCTGAGTCAGGCATACGTTATTTATGAGTTTTAAATAATATTTCAATTAAAAAAAAACAGTTGATTTTTACATCAATTTCATTAAAATATGTTGTGGGTTTTTAAGACGTATATTATTATAATGAAAGAAAAAAATTGCCGGAACAGTTACGCGCTTGATTCAACTACTAACTGCTTGTCTTTATCTCTAGACAACGTCTTTTACGTGACGCTTAGTGACACCTTTTCACTTGATACTCACAGTACCTGCATGCGCGCGAAAATTGAACATGACATTAATTGATACTGGCAGTTTTTTTGTTGAGCTTGTTGTACCTTCTCTTTTGTTGTTTAAAAGAACAGATCATGAAGGAGATGCAAAATATGGTGTGCACATGAACAATGTTAACTTTGGATGTTGGTACATGCGTTATGATTTTGGAAGTGAAATAAACATTTCTTGTATTATAGGGTTGAAGTTTTGGTGGGCTAACTTATAATACACGCATGATTTTAACTGACATCAAGTGTTATGATGGTGTTTTATTGCACCACAGATTTGCATACAAGTACTTTCGCAAACAATGCTTGCCCATTGGCAACATCATTGCCTTCCGTGCTCCTGCAAAAGTGGAAACTGAAGGATTGATTGATCAAGAAGATGCTTTGAGCAAGGATTTTATTTACAGTGAAGACATGGTGCACTTTCTGTATGAAATTCCTTTGATCACAGAAAGCTTTGGCGCCATTGCGTATCAAAGATTATTCAATACAAATGTTGCAAATATTTTGTTCAAATACCTCAAGGCACCCATCACCGTGGATGGTGATGATTTGATGGTGACGCGTGAGTTTACACAAGGTGGTGTGACACAACAGTCTGGCAAATGTTCAGTGAGCATTGTGCATGTGAAAGATGCAGCTGCCCTGGGTCACACAGGCATCAACATTCAAGCAGGCAAACACGCACCTGCATTTGCTTTCAGCACAGAACTAGGTGATACAGATGCAACTAGCTTCATGCAAGATGTGATCAATTCCTTTTATCAGATAAATGATGACATCTTCATTGCATCCACCAAAATCATATCGCATTGAACATATTTGATATCATTGACAGTGTAGCCTTTTCTAAGAAAAAAGATATCTTCAATACACCAGAAGCAGAGAAGGAATACCAACCCTTCTTGGTGAACAGATGGTTGTCCATGTTGGACCCTGCAGCAGCTAGAATTGTCAATGACACAGTCAATCGCATGAGTCACGTGTTCCCTACACCACAAGATCAATACAATCTGTTGGTGAACCTGTTGCCCACATATCCAAAGCAACGCATCAATTATATCAAGAAACCCAAGATCCCTTGATTTTCACACAGTTCACACATAAGTGACCATATGAGCAAACAATGCATTGACCAACTAGCAGTAAAGAAAAGTTTAATTGATTTAAGTGCACATTCCAAAAATAATTTCAACAGCCTGTTCACTGGATATGACATGTCGGCTTTGTTGGATGATATTTTGCTTGTGGAGTTTGTGGATGAAGGTGAGTCTGGGGGCAACACCATCATACGCAATGGCATTTTGGTGCCAGTGAATGCAGAAACAAATGCCTGGCGCATTGGCAAAGTTATACTGTGTGGCAATAGTTGCCGGTTGGTCAAGCAAGGTGATTTTGTATGTTTTCCCAACAACATGGGAGTGCCCATTGCAAACATTGAGGTTGTTAGCCATGGTGCTGTCAAGCATGGCATTTTCTTAAACGAACAGCGCATCTTCGGCGTTGTGCAACCCAGAAAGCAAGATGCTAGTATCATTAATGAGTCTAAAAAGCGTACTGCAAAACAACGTGTGTGAGATTAAATTTGCACGGCGACGACCGCGCCCAGGCAAACCCAACACACGCAGAATGTTGTGCACAAATGCTCAAGCACTGTTGAACAGTGCTGATGGTAGAGTGGCATTGAATTACAAACCCACCATGAAATCCACCCGGTATAATCCAGATCAAAAGAATTTAGTCATTGTGTGGGATGTGTTCATGCAGGATTACCGTGCTGTGAATTGTGACAATTGTGACTTGATCACATCCATACCTGCAGGTGACGCTTTCTGGAAGTATTTCAGGGATAATTTGGCCCGTCTTTCTGTGGCGCAAAAAATAGATTACATGGACTCATGATGATGAAAGCAGAACAACTGGAAAAGGCCATCAACAGCTTGTTGCAACAACGAGTCAACTTCACCATCAACAACAAGATCATCAAGAGTGGCAAATTGATTCTGTTTTGTATCAAAGATTTTTACTTGGTATTCACCATCAGTGTAAACCATAGCAAGAAAATGTTTGAAATACCTTACCCATATTTGTTTGATCAATATGCAAATAAAATTATTCTTAACTATGACACTTCCATTTTTCATCATGGATCAGAAAAAATTATGCACCATGCCAGACAACTCATGCCCAAAAAACCTGGTAAATTCTTTAACACACAACTTGAAATAAATGTCATTGAAGATGCCATTTGAACGCATAAATAAGCGACATTATGATCAATTGTGAGGTAAAGTTTGAAAAGGGTAAGAGTTCCAACAAGCTTTATTTTGATAAAAAACTTCGTCAATTCACCAATGCTGTGAAACGTTGTGGTGTGCTGGAAGATCTGAAGCTCCGCAAAACCTTCATGAAGCCTTCCATGAGACGCAAGCTAGCCCCCAAGATATCTGCCTTGAAGTGGAAATTCTATAAATAACATATAGCACCTAGTATTCTACTAAATATAGAATATGAAGATGCAGAGTCATTATTTTGAAATCAAGGATTTATTAATCCAATTTCTAGCTGCATTTGATGATGTTGTAATCAAGCGGTACGATAAGAACAGGGTACCTGGTGCTATACAACAAGTAAGATATATTTATGCACCAAAAGAGCGTGTATTATTTGATTTAGTTAACCCGGCACAAAACATAACATTGCCTGTTGTGAGCATAACAATAAGCAGCATATCAAGAGACAACAATCGAGTATTCAATAAAAATGCAGGATTCTATGCTGCTGGCACACCTTTTGAAGATAATCCTGGACCTGCAACGTTTTATTACAAAGCACCAGTGCCAGTGAACATTGAGTTGAAGATGAGCATCTTGGCTCGCTATCAGTCTGACATGGATCAAATTCTCACCAATTTTGTACCTTTCAACAATCCTTATATTATTCTCAGCTGGACTGTGCCCAAAGAATTCAATTTACCTTATACTCAAGAAATAAGATCTGAAGTTCTATGGAATGGCAACATCAACATGTCTTACCCCACAGATATCAATGGAAATCAAAAAGCACAAATCATTGCTGACACAGGATTCACAATCAAAGGATTTTTATTTCCAGACCCTCAAGATCCTGTTAAAAACATTTATAAAATTGATACACAATTCACTGCAGTGAGTACTGGAATGTCTCTTGACTATGGAGCATATGCGTTTCTCAAGTCACAAGAAATTACTGCAGAGTCGCCTTTGTCTGCTTTTGCTAATTCTGAAACTGTGACAGTTTCTGGTCGCCCTGTTATTTCTGATATCAGATTATACACTCCCTTGGGACCTCTGCCATGAAAAGTTACCCCTCTTATACAGTAACTGTGGGTACTTCTGGGAAACAAATAACTGTGAATGGCAATATGTTCAATTACAAGACTGATGTGGGATTGTACCTGAGCTCCAATGCATTTGATGGCACACAAAAATATTACAATTTGTATAGTTCTGTGAAAAGTGTCAGTGCTGGTAATCCACCATTTTCAGCATATCCCATGCCCATGTACACAACCTTCACCAACAACACACTCACCTTCACTCTTCCGGTCTTCTACACCCCACAAAAACTGGATATAATATTTGCAAATGAAGCAGGCTATGCACTTGCATCCTCTAGCAAACGGTTCTCCTATATTCAAGTAATCTAGACAAAAAAAGAATAAATATCTAACATATGGCCATAGAGCTCACAACAGCAGACAGCACCACAATAACTGGCATAAGAAATGCATTAAAAGCTGCAAATTTAAGTGGTTCATTTACATGGGATAGCGTATATACAACCACACGCAATAATAGTGCTGGGTGGGACAACACAACAGCAACTGTGTATGCCAACAGTGCCAATTGGAATGGCACAACAGCAACTGTGTATGCCAACAGCGCCAATTGGGACAACACAACAGCAACTGTGTATGCCAACAGTGCCAATTGGGATAGTACATACACCACCACCAATGCAAACAGTGCCATTTGGGGCACAGGCGGTGTAAGTGTAGATCTCAGCTTGCTAACCACCACTTCTGCTTCATGGAACAGTGTATATGCAACCACCAGAGCAAATAGTGCTGCATGGGGCAGCGCGTATACCACCACCAAAGCAAACAGTGCCACTTTAAACAGTGTGTACACCACCACCAATGCAAACAGTGCTGTGTGGGGAACAGGCGGTGTAAACACTAGCTTGCTAACCACCACTTCTGCTTCATGGAACAGTGTATATGCAACCACCAATGCAAACAGTGCTGCATGGGGCAGTGTGTATACCAATGTGAATGCCAATAGTGCTGGTTGGGAAAGTGTAGAGTCCACAGTATATGCCAATAGTGCTGCATGGGGTAGTGCGTACACATTTGTGAATGCAAGTAGTGCTCCGACTGCAGCTGTTGCAACACTAATGGGTGCAAATTCTGGCGCATGGATCAGTGCATATACAACTACCAATGCAAATAGTTCTACATGGGGAACAGGTAGCAGTGTGTATACCAATGTGAATGCCAATAGTGCTGCTTGGAGCAGTGTGTATACCAATGTGAATGCCAATAGTGCTCTATATGGTTTTATTGCAGCGGTGATATATAGCTAATATGCATAAATAATAAATATTAATTGCAAATGAAAATTGTTTTAACTTCAAACCCAACTTTTACACCAAGCACCAGCACACTAGCGTTTTCTGGTATACCTAACTTTCAAAACAACCGTCTCATGGTGGTAGTCAACCAAACTACAAACACCATCATCTATGCAGAGGGTCAGAGTGGGTTGGGTGGCACATGGGATAGAAACGGCAGAACACTAACATTAAATCTGAATACTAACACTGGTGCATATGCATCAACAGATTTGCTGCAAGTGATATATGACACACCATCACTTGCCACACTGCCTACAGAAGAGTATTTTGATCCAGTCAACAAAGCTCGCACATCACAACCACAATCACTCATTGATACAGATTTTGAATATGGGTTACAAACCACAAAATGGGAATTTGTACAATTAGCAAACAACCGACCCACAGTATTTTATGATGCAACTACACCCATCTTATTATCAGGGTTGTCAGGTACAGGCACTAGAACAGTTTCAGGTCAAGGAGGAATGCAAACAGGTGTTGGCATTGTTGCAGGGATGCCCATTTACGTGCAAGACTCTTTGGACACAAATGCAAATGGCTATTACTTGGTTGATTCAACTAATTCTGCCATAAGTGGGTTCAGTTACACAGCAAAAGCAAGCGTTGCCAATGCTTCTATTTTTGATTCAAGTAAAACACAAGCAAACAGTGGCTTTTACTTCTCTGGTGCAGGTATTCCAATTCTCTCCATCACATCGGTGGGCACCACAACTACTGTTGTGACACAGTCTGCACACAATCTGGCTGCTGGTAATCAAATATATATTGCAGGTACTACAGCTACAACAAATCCACCCAATGGTGCTTGGGTTATAAATTCTACCAGCAATGCAAAAACTTTCACTTTTGTAACCACCAACACACCCACAGGCACAGTAACCGTTAACAATGCCAATACAACACTATTTGCAAGACCAGCCGGTTTCTCCATTCACCGAGCATATGATGGTGGTGTGCAATTTACTGCTGGTGCAGGTGCTGCTGGAGGATCACCCAATGTGCAACATATACGTCAAACACGCAAATACTTTCGCTATCAATCTGGCAAAGGCATTCAGTTCAGCACTGGCACTCTGCTGAAACCCAGTTTCAATGTTGATCAGCTGACCAGTTCTGGTACCACAGTCACTGTTAACACCAAAACCCCACATGGACTGACACCTGGATGCACTGTGTCAGTGTCTGGTGCCACGCAAAGTGGTTACAACGGCATCTTCACTGTAGTGGCTGTGCTCTCAGACCTTGTCTTCACTTACACTGCAGCCAGTGCACCAGCAAGTTCACCTGCAACAGGCTTTCCAATTTCAGTGAATCTTAGCAACTGGTATGGTAGTGCTGTGCGGGTTGGAATGTTTGATAATCAGAACGGCGTATTCTTTGAGTTTGATGGTCAGACACTATATGCAGTACGCAGAAGCAGCACTGCACAAATTGCTGGCAATGCTTATGTTACCAATGCAGCCAACACAATCACCGGTGTGAATACACGCTTTGTGGATCAACTCACTGTGGGTGACTACATAGTGCTTAAGGGTTGTTCATACAAAGTTACAAACATTGCAAGTCAGACTAATTTATCCATAAGTCCAGAATTTAGAGGACCAACTCTTGCACCACCTGCCGCCACAGTCATAAGCAAAACCATTGATCTTAAGATTCCACAGAGTGCATGGAACATTGACAAGTTCAATGGCATTGGACCAAGTGGATACATATTGGATCTTACCAAGATGCAAATGCTTTACATTGATTACTCTTGGTATGGTGCAGGCTTCATCCGTTGGGGCATGCGCGGCGCAGACGGAAATGTGGTGTATTGTCACAAACTCATCAACAACAATGTCAATAATGAAGCATACATGCGCTCTGGCAACCTGCCTGCACGCTACGAAGTAAACACCTTGCAACCAATTACTAATATTACTCAAACATTTAGCAATGTTGCCACAGTCTTAAATGTTACAGACACATCTCTGTTTCCATCTGCAGGTTCTTTTCGCATCATAGACAATGGTGATGCAGGATCAATTGAATATGTGAGCTACACTGGCAAGACTGCCACCACATTCACAGGCTTGACCAGGGGTGTTGCTGGTGGTGCTGCAGCCAGTACTTTTACCTACTCAGCCACAGCACCCATTGTTGTGGAACTAGCAAGCATGAGTGCAGACCCATTGGTGGGTCCACCTGATGCTGTTGTATCACATTGGGGATCCAGTGTCATCATGGATGGCAGGTTTGATGATGATTTGTCGTTCGCTTTCAATGCAGGTAATAACACTGGAACATCATTCAGTACCATAGGTCAAACTTTTGCACTCATGAGTTTGCGCTTGGCACCCAGTGTGGATGGTGGCAGAACTGGTGCGTTGGGTGTGAGGGAAATTGTCAATAGAATGCAATTGAAATTAAGAGCCATGGATGTTCTTACCAATGTGGCTACTTCTGTGTGGCGCATCAATCTCATTCTGAATGGCAGAGTGTCTGTTGCCAAGCCATGGCAATCAGCTGGTGGTTCCAGTTTAGCGCAAATTGCTTATTATACCAATGATGCAGCTGTTGTAACAGGTGGTGAATCTGTTTATAGCTTCTTCTTCCCTGCAGGTGGTTCAGCAAACAGCTTGAGTCAAGATCTCTCTCAAATACGTGAGATGGGCACTAGTATACTGGGTGGAGGTGCAGGTGCAAATGTGTCCACTGCAACAACAGATGTGTTTCCAGATGGTCCAGATGCTGTACATATCACAGCCACTTTAATTGCTGGATCTACCGGCTCAATCTTCTCCAGACTGTCTTGGAGTGAAGCACAAGCTTAATACTAATCTCAATTGTCAATAGCGGCATTGCAGATGCACTTGTTAAAAAAGGTGAAGAGGTAATAAATACTTAACATATGTCCATAGAGATCACAACAGCCGACAGCACCGTACTAACCGGCATAAGAAATGCATTGAGTGCAGCAAGCTTGAGTGGTGCAGGGGGATGGGATAGTGCATATACTACCACCAATGCAAATAGTGCTGGATGGAATATTGCAGTGAATGTGGCTGCAGAAGCTTTCTTTCGTGCTACAACTGTAACTACTACTGTTGCAACCAACAGTGCCAGTTGGGGCACAGGCGGTACAAGTGTAGATCTCAGTTCATTAGCAGCTGCTTCCGGCGCATGGAACAGCGTGTATACTACCACCCGCAATAATAGTGCTGGTTGGGAAAGTGTGGAGTCCACAGTGTATGCCAATAGTGCCAGTTGGAGCAATCCTGCTAGCCAGACAGTAACCATATCTTCCAGCAATGTCATTTTGAGTGCATGCACAGTCACCACATATCTATCTGTTGGAGGCATAATATATTCATCTCAAATAAACACTGTGGGTACAGGCGCTCCCACACTATCGTCTGGCAGTGATATTCGACTGGATGCTGTGACTCGTGTCACAGTTACAAATACACCTTTTCGCATAGCAAATTTTACCACAGCTTTAAGAGACGCAATTACCCCTCTATACGGTGACATGATATACAACACCACCACAAATAAATTTCAAGGTTATGCTTCTGTAGGATGGGTTGATCTCAACTAACTCTAATGAAAGAGTACATTGTAACACTCAAAGCAGGTGTTGATTACGATGCTTTTTATGATGCCATGGTACAATCTTCAACTGAGACACTTGTACCCAACAGACAAGTAGAGATTGCCAATGAGAGGCCGTTGTCACAGAGAAACACACATTATTTTTTAACTGATCATGAAGCTTCTGTGCTACAAGAAGATCCAAGAGTCCTGGCAGTGGAGCTTCCACCTGATCAACGTGATGACATAAAAATAACTCCTTTCAACATACAATCATCAAATTTTAATAAAACCACAAGTGACAGTGGACCGTTTGTGAACTGGGGATTGCTGAGATGTGGGTTTGTTAACAATACAATCTTTGGTAGCACAGGTTTTCCCACAGTATGTGCATACCCATATCATCTGGATGGCACAGGTGTGGATGTTGTAATACATGATTGCGGGCTACAGATAGATCATCCTGAATTCACTGATAACACCAATGCATCTAGGGTGCAGCAAATTGACTGGTATACAGCTTCAGGCATTGCAGGCACACAAAGTGTAAATTTTTATAGAGATTTTGACGGTCATGGTACACATGTGGGTGGCATAATGTGTGGCAAAACATATGGATGGGCTAAGAATGCCACAATATATGCTCTCAAGGTAAATGGATTGGAAGGTGCTGGTGATGCTGGCACAGGCATACCCATCACATATTGTTTTGATGTGGTGAAGGGGTGGCATTTAAACAAGCCCATTGACCCAGTAACTGGTAAAAAACGACCCACAGTTGTCAACATGAGTTGGGGATACAGCACAACATATGCATTCGCTCCTCTAACAGGCGGCAATTACCGAGGTGTAGATTGGATAGGCTCAACACCCAATTCTTCCTATGGCATGGTGAATTACACAGGCAGTGTACCTGCACGCGTGGCTTCTGTGGATACAGATCTAGAGGAATTAATTCAAGCAGGTGTCACGGTGTGTGTTGCCGCAGGCAATGATTATTTCAAAATTGATGTGCCTGGTGGTGCTGATTATAATAATTACTTCAGTCGCAGTGGAGGTACACAGGTGTTCTATCACCGCGGTTCAAGCCCATACAGCTTGAGTGCAGTAATAGTTGGAAGTGTAAACTCAACTGCAACACCCACAGAATATAAAGCTGGGTATAGCAATGGTGGACCTGGTGTTGATGTGTATGCACCAGGTACTGATATCATGAGCAGCACCAGCAACACAAATGCATTTGGAGGCATGACATACTTTTTAAACTCAAGCTACAAACAAGTTAATATATCTGGCACAAGTATGGCCAGTCCACAAACTGCCGGCATGTGTGCACTATTTTATCAGTTGAATCCTGATGCTCTACCCCACCAAGTCAAGATGTTCACCATCAAGACAGCTACAAGTGGTGCATTGTATGATACTGCTGGTTCATCAACGGATTATACTGGCACCACCACCCTGCTTGGAGGTTACAACAGGTACCTACTTAATCCATATGCAAATAATACTGGCATGATTTATAAAAATATCTATCAAGGCATACCTGTGCAACAACAAAACATCTTGAACACAGCTCGTGATGAAGTTGTAGTGTTCTACAATCAAAACAGCACAGACAGTATAGATGTTGCCAATTACTACAAAACAAAAAGACCTAATTTCTCCAAAGTAAACTTAGTAGGCCTGAATATTCCATATCAAATCTACCCACAACGAAGAACAGCTGATACATCAGTTCAAATAGCTTTATCTGCATCTGTGTTGTTTGGCACAGGAGTCAACTCAAATGGTCAATTGGGATTGGATGACAGTGGTGTTGCTTTGTCTGTAAGCACTTTTACTGCAGTGACTGGCAATTGGAGCAACGTGGTATGCGCCAAAGGAGGGAGTCACACCATGGCATTGTCTGCTGGTACCAACAAATGGTTTGGCACAGGAGCCAACACAAGTGGTCAATTGGGCATAGGTACCACCACTGACAGCAGCACATTTGTGGCTCTCACAGGCGTTTGGAGCAACGTAGTATGTGGAGGCGGTCACACCATGGCATTGTCTGCTGGTACCAATGCATTGTTTGCCACAGGGAATAATTTTGATGGTCAATTGGGCATAGGTAATAATATCTATCCCTACTCTTCATTTGTGGCTCTCACAGGCAACTGGAGCAGCATGGCATGTGGCACAAGTCACACCATGGCATTGTCTGCTGGTACCAATGCATTGTTTGCCACAGGGAATAATTTTTATGGTCAATTGGGATTGGGCACCAGTGGTGTTGGTACTTATAAAAACAGTTTTACTGCAGTAGCTGGCAATTGGAGCAAAGTGATATGTGGACATAATCACACCATGGCATTGTCTGCTGGTACCAACAAATGGTTTGGCGCAGGAGATAACTCAAGTGGTCAATTGGGCATAGGTAACACATCCAGCACAGGCACTTTTCAAACAGCATTGACTGGCTATTGGAGTCAAGTGTCTGCAGGTCAATCGCACACCATGGCATTGTCTGCTGGTACCAATGCATTGTATGCTACTGGGAGAAATGCCAATGGTGCGCTGGGATTAGGTGATAATATATCCAAAACTTCATTTGCAGCGTGCACAGGCGTTTGGAGCGATGTGGTATGTGTAAGCAATTCTACCATGGTATTGTCTGCTGGTACCAACAAATGGTTTGGCACAGGGCTCAACACAAGTGGTCAATTGGGCATAGGCAACACAACCAATACCAACGCATTTGTAGCTCTCACAGGCAACTGGAGTCAGATGGCTTGTGGTCAATCATACACCATGGCATTGAGCACAGTAATAGTTGGATTCGCACTCTCAGCTGTCGCAACTATCATCAGTGAAGCAGGTGCTGATATAGGAGTACCGTATGAGGGTTGCAGAAAATATGACTTGATACACAACATTAATTTCAATGCAAGTGTGATAGCACCCATACAAGCATACCTTGCATCCAACATCAAAACCAAATACATTGTATGTTCCCTTGACATGCCCCTGCACATCATTGATCAAACATCTACTGCAGTGCCCTACCTCACAACACTAGCATCAGTGTCAGGTGTGCCTTACCATATCAGCAAGAATACTGGAATATTTCCTTTCTATCTGGCAGGTGAATACAGGGAAGATGTGTTAGCCTATATAGACAAACTGTCTCGTGCATCAGCTGATGGAACAAAGTTGTACACCAACAGATTGTCTGCATATGCAGAGGATTCAAATTTGTATGGTATTGATTATTTTAGTCTATACAGTGCAGGTGATAATATTTACCGTGCACTAAGTGGGGTGTATTTTTATAGAACTGGCAGAACAACAGCACTTTCAGCCGGGACAACGTCAGTCAGACAAACTACAGGCATGTTTTGCAATTATAGCAATGCATGGCCTCACAATACAGGAAATCTATCAGCCAGTAGCATGTGTTATTTTGGTGGATGGGGCTTCAACGGCAGACGGTTCATCAATCCCAATGGCCCCTATATTTACAACATCAGTGGTGAAGGTGAGGTAGCTGGTCTATCAGCCATGTCCTATTATACAGACCCAGCAAGCAGTGGCAAACTTACCCTCAACAATCCACAAAAAACAGACAATTGGTCTTTTGTGTACACAATAGAATCCTTCAATGCATCACCAGGTGGTGGCTCTTATGGCCCATACACAGCACTGGTACCCAGCTGGGGGTATTTCCCCACATCATACACTGGTGTGAAAACATTTGCTGCATTCAAAACATCATGGCAGTATGCAGCTGGCATGAGACCCATCAGACATTCACATTTTACACAATATTTTTCCAAAAGTGCATTTGGTGGATCAAATTATGAGAACACAGCTGTCAATTGGGTAGGACATCTTTATGAGCCTTATTACCCTGGCGCTCTTAATGATAAACATATTACAGCATGGTTGAGTGGAGGCATTGCCTATGATTGTGTGACAAATAATTTTGCCAACAAGTTACCAGCCTTGGCCATAGGTGATCCTCTGGTGTTTGTAAAGACACCAGTATTTAACACCATTATTTTTTAATAAAAATAGTGGAAAATAAAATACACACAGTAAATACCTACATGTCTGAAACAATCAATACACTCACACCAAGAGAGCAGGAATTGCTGGAACTCAAGAAGAAGGTGGAAGATCTTCTCTCAGAATACAAAGCCGCACTTGTCCCAGTCACATTGATCAGCGGGACCCGGGTTGCAAGCCGCGTAGATGTTGTTCCTCTTGAATCGGTTGAAAAAGAACAAGCTATCGCCTGATAGTAATTAAATTTAATTTAGCACACCTGTTAACGGGTTGTTAAAACTAAATAATACTATGTACAGGTCTTTTGCGGATTTCTCAAGAACTACCCCGCTACCCTCAGATTTCCTGGTGGGGTACAGGCCCAATCAAGGTGAATTTCAGGTAGATTTCTACACAATCTCCAACCTCATCAGCGGTGGATTGTGGCAAACACCCAATGTGCTGTATGTCACCACCAGTGGTGCAGATACTAATGTAGGCACAGCAGAAAACTACCCCTTTCGAACCATCAAGAGAGCATGTCAGTTTGCTGCTGCCGCTCCTACACGCCAATACACAATCTTTGTGAAGACAGGAGACTATTATGAAAAAAATCCTGTGTATGTGCCACCAAAAACTTCCATCATTGGTGACAATTTGAGACGCACAAACATTTACCCACAACTTTCATCCAATGATTTGCTGTGGGTTACAAATGCAGATTACATATGGGGGTTCACTTTCAGAGGTCACAAGCGACCAGGAGCCGCCATTGCCTTTCCCAACATCAATGTATCCGATCCACAATACCAGGTGGCTTTCAACACACCTGGTTACCTGGTAACACCACCCACCGGCAGTAAGAATGTACCAGGCCACCCCTTGTATATTGTCACAAGTCCATACATACAAGGGTGCAGCTCCATCACACAATCAACTGCTACAGGTCTGGACAATGCAGGTGCTGGCATGAGAGTGGATGGTGACCGGGTGGGTGGTTTCATACGCAGCATGGTTCTTGATTCTTATACTCAGTTCAATGAAGGTGGTGATGGCATCATCATACAAAACAATGGGTATGCACAACTTGTGAGTGTGTTCACCATTGGTGGCACAACTGCAGTCATGGTGAGTGCAGGTGGGCAATGTGACATCAACACTTCAAATGCTTCTTTTGGTCTGTCTGGTCTTGTTGCATTTGGCAAATCAAATACCCCTGTGTTAACCGGTACACTTGTCACAGATGTGTCTGCAGGATCACAATCTTTCACTGTTAACAAAGTTGATCCAACAACAATTGCATTGACCCCTGCACAATTGATGGTATTCGAATGTGAAGCTGACAGGAAAACCCCTCGCACCTTGTTTGAGGTAACTTCTTCAGGTTCCATTGGAGCAGCAACCTATCAAATTGCATCCACTGATGCAGCAGTGTCCTACATTTCTGGTGGAAAAGTAAATTTTTATTTGAGAAGCACAATTCTGGCCAGTGCCTACACCATGGAGTATGTTGGTGCAGGTAGCACATTGAGCACAGCACTGCCTGTGTTGGGAGGTGTATCCAAACCAGAAAATGAGGTGTGCCCACGTGATGGTGGCATTGTGTTTGTGACTCTCACAAATGAACAAGGTGACTTCAAAGTAGGCACTGATTTTATCATCAGGCAATCCACAGGCACCATTGAAGGCCGCACTTTCAATAGATCAATATTTTCACTTATAACCCCATTTGTATTGGCTCTGGAATAAATAAACTATATGGCACAGATACCCTTAAATAAATTTGTTCGTAAAATATTCACACTACCTGCATATACTACAAATATTTTACCTATCTATACCTGTCCATCACAACGAGCTACAATTATTTTAACTGTTCAAGGTGCCAACAAATCAAACAATGTTTCCACCATGACCATAGGCGTTTCAAACATTGAAACAAAAACATTATTTTACCTGGTCTCTGGTTTTCCTATTCCTGTAAAAGATTCAGCCAATGTAGCACTTGGCAAGGTGTTAATCACAGCTGGAGATTCCATTGTCGCATTCAGCGACACAACAAGTGCAGTTGATGTTAGTTTTTCACTGCTTGAAGCATTTAATGACACCTAATAATGAAAGACAATACGCCGTTTTTAATAAGTGGAAAGCAAAGACCCAATTCACCGGGTAGTGTAAGCCCGCAAAGATATCAATTCTTAAGCTTAAAAGATGCAGAACCCAATGTGGGTGTGCCACTCACTAATGCTCTGCCTGCAAGCGCCACCTGGGTATTAACCACAGATGCTGCAGGCAACAGATATTTTGCAACCACAATTCTCAGCGATTCAACCTACACAACTTTAAAAAATACCAGCGGTAATTATGTGTCAGTATTCAACACCACACAAAGCAACAGTGGCAAGTGGGAATCAACATACACAACTTTAAGAGCAAACAGCGGCACATGGCTCACAGTTGCTTCAGCCAGCTCATTGTACTACAAATCTTCTGGTGGCGATCTGCAGGGCAGCATGAACATCTTTGGCAATGTGCTCATATATGGCTCTCTGTCTGCTCTGAGTGGTCTGCAATACATTTCAACAAAAGCCACCACCACTAGTTCTTTGAGCATCATTAACATTGGTTATGGGCCAGCTTTGTATGTTGAACAGGATGGGTTTTATGACATAGCTCGGTTTGTGGACAAGGAGGGTGGCATTGTGTTGAATGTGGGCAATGTCACGCCTCCTGCCCCAGGCACTGCTGGTGGGGTGGTGGGCATAAGAACAAGCAACCCCAATCACACACTCACCGTGGTTGGTACTTTCAGTGCTTCAAGCAACATGTACACAGATGGTATAATCATAAGTGCTGGTGTGCCATTGGACACAATTATTTTCAATGCCATTCCCCCCACATTAAAATCGGTGTATGCCACTGTGAGTGCCAACAGTGCCAGATGGGAAAGCTCTTACAGCTATTTGAATAGTAACAGTGCAAATCTTGTAACATTTCAATTGCTATCAACTATACCGGTCACATTGAGTGCAGCTAACATATTGGGCAATGTTAATATTTTTGGAAATTTGTTTGCAACTGGCAGTGCATATTTCACTTCCACTATCATCACAACCACCAGTGCATTGAGTGTCATCAACGTTGGACCAGGTCCAGCTTTGTTCGTTTCTCAAGGACGGGGTGCAGGTGATATTGCTTCATTCTATGATGCAGATACTGCCAAAGAAGTACTGCATGTGGGCAATAGCTCAGACCCTGCTGGCAATGATAGAGATGGTGTCATTGGAATCAAAACAAGTATACCCAACAAAACATTAACTGTTGTTGGTGAGATAAGTGCCACAGGCAACATCAATGATTTGACAGTGAATTACACACAGGGCAATGTGGTGTTGGGCAGGAATACAACAATTTTATCATTTGGTTATGACAATGTGTTCATTGGCCGTGATGCAGCCACCATCAACAGCTTTGGCATCAACAATGTGTTCATTGGTGCACGTGCTGGTCGCATCAACACCATAGGCAACAACAACACCTTTGTTGGTCAGAATGCAGGCCAAACATCCAGCACAGGATCTGGCAACAGCATGTTTGGTTCACAGGCTGGTGCAAATCTTCAAACAGGCAGTTCCAATTCCATTATAGGTAATGCAGCTGCAGCAAACCTCACACTTGGAGGCAACAACATTGTCATAGGTGATAACGCTGGAGCCAACTTGGTGGTGGCAAACTACAGCATAATCATTGGTCAAAGTGCTGCAATACAGGCTGGTGATTGGAGCAGAACATTGGTCATCGGCAACAATGCAAGACCATCCAAAGACTTTCAAGCTGTCATTGGTGATCCAACTTTTCCGTTTGTTGAAGGAATTTATTATGGTAACATGGCGTTCTATGGCACACTCAGCGCCACCAACACCACTACAACTCTGCTGTCTGCTTTGACGGCCACTATGGGCAGTTTGATAGTTAGAGAAAATTCCACCATCAACAGAAATCTAAGTGTGATGGGCAATGCTACCATCATGGGCAACACCACCATCAACAGCACACTGTCATCACTGGATGGCATGGTCAGAATTGTGGGTGATCAAACCATCACTGGTGCACTGTCTGTGACTACTCTGTCTGCCACTAACATTGTTGGTTTCTATACATTGCTACCTTATCAATTGTTCACTGGCAATGGTGTGCAAACAGATTTCATATTATTAAGCGCTGCACGATCAGTTAATGACATCATGGTGTTTGTGTCAGGCGTGTATCAAAGCAAAACATACTCCAGTCTCATCACACCCAATTTGCTCAGATTCTCCACACCCCCACCCAACAGCTCACAAATTGAAGTGGTGTATCAGAAACCCTCACAAATACCTTTCAGCGTGCTGCCTCTGCCTGCTGCAGGCACCATACAGTATTCCATGCTAGCAAACAGAATAGTGGATTCAGACAAACTAACATTTGATGCAGTGAGTGGCATCAACATTGGTATCAAACAAATCACCCCAGACAAGCTCTCTCAAGGAGGCCCAGGCTGGAAATATGATTATACTGTCAATCAAAATTCATTGTCTGCAAACAACTTGAATGTGACCAACTTTTTCACTGCCATATCTGCTGCATTGTCTTCTCTTTCAGCACAAGGCACCATGCAAGCCACCAGCATACTTGCTCTGAGCAGCTTTGTGTTGCCTAGCTTTGGCATAACCAATCGTGGTCTGCGTCAACGAGGCAGCACCAGGTACAACACTGATCTGGGTGCATATGAAGCTTATTACCCCTTTGAACTCAACACAGCAAGCACTGGTGGTCCAGGAGGTACAGAAACAGTAACACCTGGATGGTTTGGACCAGGTCATCAATTAATAAATTCCACTGTGCTCACCAAACAATACAATTCAGCCAACATCATCTGGGGCAGCACAAGCAATGCACAGTATCATAATTACTTGGGGTACAGAATGGAAGCGTTTTTTGGCAGAGGCAGCGGACTCATGAGACTCTACTTCAGATTCATAGGGGCCACAGGCGTTGTTGATACAGGACTCAATTACTGGACTGGAGGAAGATGGTACAATAATAATACAGGTGTAGCAGAAGTTTATAACAATGGCTCTAATGCCACTGGCATTAGCTATGGCATGGGTAGTGCATATAATGGTGATAGTAATTATTGGTGGAGTGGTGCAGGTAACACAGGCATGACCAGCATCATAGATATTAGAACTAATGGATTTTCAAGTGGTCATTGGCAAGGCAGTGCACGTGCTTACAATCAAACTGCATACGCATACGGTGCACACACAGATTTTCATGTGCAATATCAAAACCCTATATCCACCACATACAATGGTGCCACAGTGTGGCCCATCATTGGCATACAATACGGATGGCAAGAGCAAACCATAACTGCATATGCAGGCAAGGGCGGCAACACCAGAGTAAATGTGTATGGCATACCAGGGTGGGAGACCAATCAAAATTATGAATAACAATCTGCAACAGAAAAAAGCATTCTACGCTTCAATAGGCATAACAAAGGAAACCCAGTTTGGTTACTTTGCAGATGGCCACAGACAATTCAATGATCAAGATTTTGATGAATGGTTAACAGCTGCACCTGGTGAAGAGGAGTACAAATCTTCTAGAATTGACAGATCACATCAAAGCAAACGGATTGCTGAATACCCAGATGTGAAGGATCAATTGGATGTGATTTACAAAACGTTTGCCTTTTTAAAAGAATCTGGAACAAATCTTGGGGAGGTAGGGGATACATGGGTCAGTCAGATATCTGCAATTAAAGCAAAATATCCCAAACCCGATCAAAGTATTCCCTTAGATATCTAATGCCTTTACAAAAAGTCATTGGCAGTTTAATAGAACCCAATTCTATCACCATAGATAAATTGCCTGCAGGGTTTCCAGCCTGGAATGATTCAGGCGTGATGAACATAAACACCATTCAGTCCAACACCACCATAGTGTCCAGTGTCTCCACAAATGTTGGCAATGCAACTTCCTTTCGATTGACCAACGAACAACGCATTTACAGTAGAAAACCATCATCTACTGCCACAAGCTATCTGACATTCAATAACACCGCCAAAACAATTGACAATGTCATTGGTCAATTCAGCTTTGCGCTGGATGGTGCAACCATGCGCCCATCTGTTTATGCAGGCGTTTCAACATACAGTTACACCGGTTCCAATCAAACGTTCACTGTGCCTGCTGGCGTAAAATACATTTTCACTAAATTGTGGGGTGCAGGTGGCGGTGAAGGAAGAGCAAGTGGATGGAGTTATGGTTCAGATGGTGGAGGGGGTGGACATGCCCGGGGCATCATACCCGTCACACCAGGTGAAGCACTCACACTGGTGGTGGGCATTGGTGGTTATACTGCTAGTTTTGGTGCCAGGTATGGTGGAGGTGGTGCTGCAGGGGTTAACGCAGATGTCACATATGGAGGCACTGGTGGTGGGTATGCAGGCATTTTCAGAGGCACAGTCATTGCAGCCAATGCTCTGTTGATAGCAGGTGGTGGTGGTGGTGGAGGCAGTGCACGAGCCAGCTGGAGAGGCAACAATGGTGGTGCAGGTGGTGGTAAAACAGGTTGCACAGGAGACTCACTGCATGACAACAAACCCACATATGCAGGCACTGGAGGCACTCAAACAGCAGGTGGCTCAGCTCCAGCTGCAGGGGGATTGACAGTAGGCGCACAATTTCAAGGTGGCAACTCCAGCACCAATTCTTATGGTGGAGGAGGTGGTGGCGGTTGGTATGGTGGCGGTGGAGGTGCATATTCTGAAGCCAACACCATGGCAGGTGCAGGTGGAGGCAGTGGGTATGTGCATAGTAGTGTGTTGCTTGGTGACACATATGCAGGCTGTGAAAGAATGCCTGCATTCTTCTGGGATTCAGATTTGGCTCAAAACACCAGAAATGGTGGTCCAATAATCAATGCTGTGGGAGGCAGAACAAATGCAAATGCTCGCCCTGCTGGTGCAGGCAGTGGTGGGCATGCATACATTGTTATATATTACTAATATGCCTTTAACACAAATAACCAACAGCATCATTAGCACAATCAGTGCCAGCAACATAACATCACTAAGTGGTGTTGTCATTACAGATGGTGCATTGATTACAGATGTGTTCTGCACACCCACATTGAACACCACATCATTGTCTGCAGATACCATTATCACCTCCAGATTAAAGCTCAACAATGACACATCATCTGCTGTGTTCAACAGCAATGCACAATTTGGAGTTGGTGTTGACACCACCATGGTGAGGTATGGTGGCACATTGAAATTGAATCTGTACAAAATCCCTTCATTCAAATGCATTCCCAGAACACCAGTGACCAGGGTAGTCTACAATTTCACTGGTGCCAATCAAACATTCACAGTGCCTGCAGGTGTGCAGTATGTGTATGTAAAAATGTGGGGAGCTGGTGGTGGATCTGGCCGGGCCGGTGGATGGACGACTGGAAACGATGGTGGGGGTGGTGGACATGCCCGAGGCATCATACCAGTTACACCTGCAGAAGCACTCACCTTGGTGGTGGGCAGAGGTGGTTACACCACCAATGGTGTTCCTGCAAGTAGATATGGGGGTGGAGGTGGTGCAAACAATGCTACTAATTTATATGCAGGTGATGGTGGTGGGTATGCAGGCATTTTCAGAGGCTCAGTCATTGCAGCCAATGCTTTGTTAATTGCAGGTGGTGGTGGTGCTGGAGGCTCTGGGTACCTTAACGATGGTGAAGGGAACGCCGGGGGAGCGGGTGGTGGAAATGATGGATGTGGTGGTGAATCAGCTTATGGCAATTTCTGGACATATGCAGGCACCGGTGGCACAGGATCTGTAGGTGGATCGGCTCCAGCTGCAGGTGGAGTGACTGTGGGCACACAATTGCAAGGTGGCAACTCCAGTATCAATGACCATGGTGG